GCGAATACCTGAAAGTGTTCGATGTCTGGGAGTATTGCCAAGCGAGCGAAAAGGGCTGGGCTTCGGCGTTCGTAACTCACTGGATGCCGCTCCCCGAGCCGCCCGCCTAAGTGCGCTATCGCGGCGACATAAGGCTGCAAGCCAACTGGACGCTAGGCATAGGCTGAAGCCATGCCAGCAAGGATTCCAAGCCACAGGCCGCCCAGGCTGAGAACACAGCCCAGGCGTGACGACTCAGCCAGGCCCAACGCAGCTGCTAGGGGCTACTGCTCGAAGGCACACAAGGCGTGGCGTCAGGCTGTGCTGAATAAGTGCAACTGGCAATGCGTGGACTGTGGGCGCGTGGCCCACGGTCGAAGCATGCACGCCGATCACGTCGTGCCCATCAGCCAAGGTGGCGAACGGTACGACGTGGGAAATGGCGAGGCCAGATGCTTGGCATGCCACGGCAGGAAGACACGGCATGAGCAGCGGCAGAAGGTTTGACCACCCCCTAGGCCCTCGGATCATACCGACCTGCGCTATACCAAACCCCACGGTTTAGGCACGCGAGCGTGCCCGCAAAACTCCGCAGCGTTTTCCCCGGCGGCCGATTGGCTGGCAGATCGTCCGCAGACCAAAGCCACAAAAAACGGCACCTCTCAGGCGATCCTGTAGCGTCTGCGAGCGTTGATCCAAAAAACAGGCCGAGCATTTTTCAACCTATGGCCCGCGTCGGACGCAAACCAAAGACGGCCGCCCAGAAGCTGCTGGAGGGCAACCCCGGCAAGCGTGCGATCCGGCCCGACCTCCCGGCCCCGTCCGGTGCGCCGCCGATGCCGCAGCGTCTGATGGTCGAGCCCCAGGCCGTGGCCAAGTGGAACGAGTTCGTGCCGCTCCTGCTCGAACTCGGCACGCTCACCCAGGCCGATGGCGAAGCCCTGGCGACTTTATGCGAGGTGTACGCTGCAACGCAGGCGTGCCTTTTGGAGTTGCGGGCGACCGGCCCGGTGATGCGGACGGACCTCGGGGGCGTGAAGCCCAACCCGGCAGGCCCGTTATATCGAAGTTTAGTGGCGCTCCAGGCGTCGCTAATGGGCGAGTTTGGATTGACCCCGACCAGTAGGACACGGCTCGGTGCCAAGGAAGAAAAGCCAACCGACGAAGTTGAAGAGTTCTTCAAAGTCCACGGGGCATGATCTCACGCCCGAGGGCGAGGCGAAGTACCAGCGCGTCGTTCACTTCTTTGAGAAGATCCTGCGGCACAGCAAGGGGCAGAACGCGGGCAAGGCGTTCACGCTTCTGCCGTGGCAGCATCAGGTGATGCGTGAGATCTTCGGGCGGCTGAACCCAGACGGCACGCGGCAGCATCGCGTTGGGTACATCGAACTCCCGAAGAAGCAAGGCAAGAGCACCACACTTGCCGGGATCGCCCTCTACATGACGGCCTTCGACTCGGAGCCGGGGGCCGAAATCTACGGTGCGGCCTGCGACCGTGAGCAGGCTGGCATCATCTACCGGGAAGCGGCGTCAATGGTGCGGGCCTCGCCTGCGTTGTCCCGCCACCTAGAGGTCATCGACAGCCGCAAGACGATCGTGCATAAGGCAAGCAACTCGTTCTATCGGGTGCTCTCGGCAGATGCGTTCCGTGCGGAGGGGCTCAACATCCACGCCCTGCTCTTCGACGAGCTCCACGCCCAGCGGGACCGGCGGCTGTGGGATGCCCTGCGGTACGGCGGTGCCGCGCGTCGGCAGCCGCTCATTCTCTCCATCACGACGGCGGGCTACGACCGCAAGAGCATCTGCTGGGAGCAGCATGCCTACGCGGAGCGGTGTATCGCCGACCCCACGGTGGACCCGGCCTTCTTCGGGTGCGTCTATGCTGCGTCGCCCGAGGACGATTGGAAAGACCCAAAGACGTGGCACAAGGCGAACCCTTCGCTGGGCGAGACGATCACGGTGGAGTCGTTCGCCGCCGACGCCCGCGAGGCCGAGCAGTCGCCCTCGAAGCTGAATTCGTTTCTGCGATACCGGCTCAATGTTTGGACAACCCAGGATGTCCGCTGGATCAGCCCAGATACTTGGGCCAAGTGCGGCGGCCCGCTGCGGGACGAATTGGAAAAGCGGGAGTGGTATGCGGGCCTCGATCTTGCGACCACCTACGACTTGTCGGCCTTCGTGATGGTGAGCCAGGCGGAAGACGGCACCTTCGACGTGATGCCCTTCTTCTGGGTGCCGCAGGAGAACGCGGCCGAGCGGACGCAGCGGGATAAGGTGGACTACATCGGCTGGATTCGCGACGGGTACATCAGGGCCACCGATGGCAACGTCACCGACTACGACGTGATCCGCCGGGACATCGTGGAACTCTCGCAGCGGTTCAACATCCGGCAGGTGGGAATCGACCGCTGGAACGCCACCCAATTGGCCACGCAACTGCAAGGCGAGGGGGTGAATGTGACAGGCTTCGGGCAGGGCTACGGCTCCATGAGCAGCCCCGCGAAGCTGCTGGAGAACCTCGTGCTGTCGGAGAAAATCCGCCACGCGAATCATCCGGTGCTCTCGTGGATGGCTGGCAACGTGGCTGTGCAAAGCGACCACCAGGGCAACATCAAACCGAGTAAGGCGAAGAGCACGGAACGCATCGACGGCATCGTGTCGCTGGTCATGGCCCTCGGGCTGCACGCGACGGCCACGGCCCCGCCACCCGAACAATCCTGGGACATCATCAGCATATGAGCGAAAACGCCGCCGACTTCAGGATGTTCGACCTGCGTGGCATCGACTGGCCCGAGGTTTCGTCGAGCCGCACGCCTTCTGGCATCCGCGTCAACGCCGACAACAGCATGGCCTGCTCGGCCTACACCGCCTGCATCCGCGTCATCTCGGATGCCGTCTCCGCCCTGCCGCTCCACGTTTACGAGCGAATGGCGAATGGTGGCAAGGCGAAGGCCACGGCCCACCCCGTGTATCGCCTGCTCCACCAGCAGCCGAACCCCTGGCAGACGGCGCAGGAGTTCCGCGATTGGATGACCGGCATGTACCTGCACTACGGTGCGAGCTACGCCGAGATCCGCCCCGGTGCTCGCGGTGCCGTCTCGGAGCTGTGGCCGCTGCACTCGTCGCGGATGGAAGTGGAGCGGCTGGAGAACGGCCGCCTGCGGTACATCTACCGCGAGCCGAACGGGCGGCAGACGACCTACTCGCAGGAGCAGATCTTCGCCCTGCGGTTCACGACGGAAGACGGGATTCGGGCGATCCCCACCTACAAGATCTTTCAGAACGCGATCGGGCTGGCCCAGGCTCTCGAAGCCCACGGCAGCACCTACTTCGGCAACGGTGCCCGGCCGGGCATCGTGCTGGAGTCTGATAACCCGATTCCGGTGGAAGCCGCCGAGCGGCTACGCGAGCAGTGGGAGCGGATGCACCGGGGCGCAGATCGTGCGTTCCGCACGGCGGTCCTGCCGAACGGCGTGAAGGCCCACGAGTTGAGCGGCTCGAACGAGGCGGCCCAGTTCCTCGAAACGCGGCAGTACCAAGTCATCGAAATCTGCCGTGCGTTCCGCGTGCCGCCCCACATGATTCAGGATCTCACCCGCAGTACATATTCAAATATCGAAGTTCAAGGGACAGAATTCGTACAGCACTGCTTATTGCCTCATCTGAAGCGGTGGGAGGCGGCGATCTCTCGCGACCTCATCGTGGACGACGAGACCTATTTCGCGGAGCACAACGTCAACGGCCTGCTGCGGGGTGACCACACAAGCCGGGCGGCGTTTTATGTGTCGGCCCTGCAAAACGGCTGGATGACGATCAACGAAATCCGAGAGGCCGAGAACCTGAACCCGATTGGGCCAGACGGCGACAAGCACTTCGTGCAACTCAACATGACCACGCTCGACAAGGTTGGCCAGGACGCACCGGCACCGGAGCCGATGCCAGCGCCGCCCGTCGAGGAAGACGACAGCCCGGCCGACGACGCCGAGGACCAGGCCGAACAGGAGGATTCCACCGATGGAAATTGAACGCCGCTGCCTGACCGTAGACGAAGCACCCGAGTGCGAACTGCAAATCGAGACGCGCACCAGCGGGCGCGAGGCGATCCGTGGCCTGGCGGTGCCCTATAACCGGCTCTCGCTCGACCTCGGCGGCTTTCGGGAGCGAATCCTGCCCGGTGCCTTCGACAAGGTGCTGAACCGCCAGCGGGGCAAGGGCGAGATCCTTTCGTACTACAACCACAACAGCGACATGCTGCTGGGCCGCGAGTCGGCCGGAACGCTTGAGATCATCGCCGACGAGCGTGGCATCTCGTATGTCGTCGAGCCGCCGGATACCTCGGCGGGCCGTGACGTTCTTGCCCTGGTGCGGGCTCGCCTGCTGACGGGGAGCTCCTTCGCCTTCACCGTGAGCCAGAAGGGTGAGCGCTACACGACGGACGAGGGCGGCAAGGCGATTCGCGAGATCGTGGAGGCTTCCGGCCTTTACGAGGTCGGCCCCGTGAACGTGCCCGCCTACGGCAGTGCGACGACTGCGGTGGTGTCCCGGCGGTCCTATGAAGCGTGGCTGGCAGAGCAGGCTGCGGCCGTCGAAGCCGACGCCGATGCCGAGCCCGAAGTGAAGAGGGCCGTGCGTTCCCTGGTCCGTGACGCCGCTGCGGCGTGGACTCTGAGGCTCCGCAATGTCTGAAGCCCGCTGCACCTGCGGCGAGAAACTCCGCTGCCGTTCCAGCCGTCCCTGCGGTGACGAGCGGCAGCGGTATCTGCGCTGCCCCCGGTGCGGGGCTCGGGCGGTGGCGTTTGTGAAAACAACACTTTCCGAAGTGCGGTTCTGCAAGAGACCCGCCCGCTAGTGGCACTGTGGACTCCACGGCAATACCGCCGCAGGAGATTCACCACAGTGGACAACCTCAAGAAGCTTCAGGACGAGGCGGTTACCCTCGCCAACCGGATCGACGCAGTTCGCGCCATCGAAGGCGACGACGACAAGATTGCCGAGCGCGACCTCGAACTGGAAACGCTGAACAAGCGGGCCGGTGATCTCGCCAAGAAGATCGACTTCGAGAAGTCGGTCGTCGAGTCGGCCAAGAACCTGCGGTCGGTGGTGGATCGCTGCACCCCGGCCCCCGAGGTCCGTGCCGAGGAGAAGGCCGTCCGCATCGAGGCCGTCCCGTTCGCGGGCCGCCTGCGTGCGTTCGAGAAGGCCGAGGACGCCTACCGGTTCGGCATGTTCATCAAGGCCCGCCGGGGCGATGCCGAGGCCAAGCGGTGGTGCGACGATGCGGGCATCGATACCCGCGCTCTCGGTTCGACCGGTTCGACCACCGGTGCCGCGACCGTGGCCGACGTTCTCTCCTCGACCGTGATCCGGCTCGTGGACCAGTACTCGGCTTTCGTCCAGAACGCCCAGAACGTGCAGATGCCGAGCGACGTGCTGCTGTTCCCCCGCCGCACGGGCGGTGCGACGAGCCAGTGGCAGGACGAGAACGTGGCGATCACCGCCGCCGATCCTACGATCAGCCAGGTGACGCTGACGGCCAAGAAGGTGACGGCCGCCACGATTGTGGCGAACGAGCTTCTGGCCGATTCGGTCATCTCGATCGGTGACTGGGTGGCGGCCGAGCTCGGCCTGTCGCTCGCCAACGCCATCGAGTCGGCTGCGTTCTCGGGCAACCCGTCCAACGCCCCCGGCGTGGCGGGACTCGTGACCAGCCACACGGGCGGTCTCTTGGCCTCCTCGGCTGCCACCTATGCGGCGTCGCTCGTGACGGCTGCCGGTGACACGCCCGACGAAGTGACCAAGGCGAACTTGCTCGCGATGATGGCTGCGGTTCCGCAGCATTCGAGGGCGGGGAGCAAGTGGTATTGCAGCCCGTTCTTCTTCGCGACCTGCATGCAGGCTCTCGATCTGAACCAGGGCGGTTCGGTTGGCCTGTCGGCTGGCATGGGCCTCACCTTCCTCGGCTCGCCGGTGGTTCTCACCGACCGGCTCCCGAGCGGTGCGGACTCCTCGGGTGCGATCATGGCGCTGTACGGCAACCTCGCCAACAGCTCGATGTACGGCATCCGTCAGGGCATCGAGATCGCGTCCAGCGATCAGGTGAACTTCCTGAGCGAGCAGACGGTGATCAAGGCTTCGGCTCGCGTGGCGATCACGCACCACAGCCTCGGATCCTCGACCGTCGCCGGGCCGGTCATCGGCCTCGTCGGTGCTGCCTAAGTCTGGCGGCTTGACACAGTTGTGATTCTGAGCGGGCGGCTTCCGAATGGGGGCCGCCCGCTCTCTTTTTGCGAGGTCTGCATGATCGTCAAGGTTGGGGGCACTGAGGCCGACGTTCGGGTGGAGGCCATCCTGTCGATGCCCAGGCTGTCGTTCACGGCCAACCACTTCGCGTGGGCTCAGGCACTCATGCCGCTGGGGATTCGCCCCACGATGGGCACGGGTGCGTTCTGGTCGCAGGTGAACACCCGCGTGATGGAGCAGTTCATCGACAAGGCCGAGTATCTGCTGACGATTGATTACGACACGTTCTTCACGAAGGAAGACGTGGAGCACCTCTTCGCGATGGCGATGACGTTCCAGTGCGACGCGCTGACCGGATTGCAGACGAAGCGGGAAGACGGCCGCCCGATGCTGACGCTGAAGGACACGCTCGACAACCCGCCCGAGGACGGGAAGACGAGCCTGCCGATGTCGTGGTTTTCGGAGCCGGTGCAGGAAGTGGATAGCGCGCACTTCGGCCTCACGGTCATCAGCACGGCCGCCCTGAAGCGGTGCAAGAAACCCTGGTTCTGGTCGAAGCCCGGACCGGATGGCTCGTGGAACGACGGCCGCGTGGACGACGACATCTGGTTCTGGCGGAACTGGCGGGAGAGCGGTAACCGCGTCTTCATCACACCGCGCGTCGTCCTGGGCCACGGTGAGTATGTCGTGACGTGGCCGGGACAGAACCTCGGCAAGCCCGTGTTTCAGTGGACCACCGAGTTCACGACCAACGGAAAGAAGCCCGAAACTGCATGGAGCGTGCCCCAATGAAGAAACTAAGGATGCTGCGTTCGTTCCGAAGCTACCGCGCCGGGCAGGTGGTGGAGATCCCCGGCGGGCTCGCCCAAGAGTTGATTGCCAAGCGGTTCGCGGTGGAGGACCGGCAGCAGGAGTTGATTGAGACGGCGGCCGTCGAGCACGACGTGGAGACGGCCGACGCCACGCCCAAGCGGAGACGCAAGAAGTGATGTACCGCAGCCTGACACGCCAGACCGGCCCTGCCGTGGAGCCCGTGACGCTCTCCGAGGCGAAGGCCCACTGCCGCATCGACGGCAACGCAGACGATGCCTACGTCCAATCCCTCGTGACTTCAGCGCGTGAGTGGTGCGAGCAGTACCTCGACCGCACGTTGGTCTACACGCAGTGGGTCATGCGTTTCGACCGATTCCCCACCTCGGGCATCGAGGCTATGGAGCTGCCCCGCCCGCCGATGGCCGTCGCGGGCACGGCCACGGCTGTGTCGCTCACGTTCACGGCAGACGGCGGCACGACCGGCACCTATGCCGTGGAGCAGTTCCGCGTAGATCGCCAATCGACGCCGGGCACCGTGCTGCCCATCTATGCGGGCACATGGCCGCCGCACCGGATCGACGCCGGGGCGCATGCCGTGACGTGGTGGGCTGGCTACGGGGCCAGCGGCACGGCTGTACCCGCCGCGATCCGCCACGCCATCTTGATGCTCGTGGGCATGTGGTTCGAGCGCCGCATGGCGGCCGACTCCATGAGCGGCGACGAAATCCCGTTCGGCGTGAAGTCGCTTCTCGACTCGCAGCGATGGGGCTCCTACCGATGATCGACCCCGGCAAGCTCCGCGAACGCATCACCGTCCAGATCGCCAGCGGCACGACCAATGCCCTTGGCGAGACGGTGCTGGCGTGGAGCAATTCCTCGGCCGTCTGGGCCAGCGTGGAAGGCGTGAGTGCCCGCGAAGCTCTGGCGGCAGGCCAGCAGGACACGACGATCACGCACAAGGTGCGGCTGCGTTACCTGCCGGGCCTGACGCAAAGCATGCGGTTTTCGTGGCGCTCTCGCACGCTGGAGATCGTCAGCCTGCTCGAACACGGCAACCGCAGCGAGCACGAGGCTATTTGCCAGGAGACCGTCTCGTGAGTGTCTTTGCTGAAGGGCCGTCGCTGCTGCGGCTTGCCGTTGGCAAAGGCAAGTTTGCGAAGCAGCAGTACGGCCTGACCACGCTCGACGACGTGATTAAGAGCCTGAAGGCACTGCCCCGCGAGATCAGCCTGAAGTACCAGGCTCAGGCACTCCGCAAGGCGGCGAAGCCCGGCCAGGAGGCGCTGCGGCAACAGACGGCCGCCCTCGGGCAGGTGACGGGCAACCTGCTGGCGAGCGTGTCGAAGGCCGAGCGGAAGTACACGAACAACAAGCAGCAGATCCCCGTGGGCGTGATCGTGATCGGCTTTCGGCGGCCCACGAACGCAAAGAGCCAGAAGGGTGCCACCCCGGCCTTTGTGGGCGGCACTGTGCTGAAGGGGCCGAACCGGGCCTACCACTCGCATCTGGTGGAGTTTGGCACCAGGCCCAGGATGGCTGGCAAGAGCAAGGTGAGCCGCAGGCGCAAGGTCATCCTCGGCGGCAGGATTCAGACAATCGTGGAGCGCGAGAAGAAGCCAGCCGCAGGCCGTGGCGTGCTGTCATCGTGGAAGACGCGCGGCGATTTCACGGGGCGTGGTCTTTACCCAGTGGACTTCATCGCCAGCGGCACCGTCGCAGGCTCGCCCGCCCGGCATCCGCTGCGGAAGGCGTTCAATCAGTCGCGGGCACAGATGCAGAGCATCCTCGACGTGGAGATGCGGAAGGCACTCACGCGGGCCGTGAAAGAGTACGAGCGGAAATACGGCGACTTAGGAGGCCAGTGATGAAATCCCCCGAAGCCGTCCTGCGTTCGGCGCTCATTGCCAATGCCACCGTGGCCGGGCTTGTGGGCAGCCGCGTGTATCCGGTGGTGGCCCCAGCCTCGGCGGCTCTGCCGTTCGTGACGTGGCGGCGCGTGGCGATCCGGCGGCAGCAGACGCTTGGTGCCCCGATGGGCATGCCCGTGACGAGCGTGGAATACAGCATCTACGGGGCGACCTACGAGCAGGCCCGCGAAGTGGCGGATGCGATGCGGTCGGTTCTGGATGGGTACGGCGGAACTTCCAACAATACGGAAGTGAAGCAAACGTCGCTCGAACAGGAGTCCGACGACTTTGTGACGCTGGCGGGTGCGGAACTCCCGCCTGCCTATCAGATCACCCAGCAGTACGACACGTTCTGGATCGAAAGCTAGGAGACATAAAGCATGCCCGCCACTCCGCACGATGGTTCCGGTTCTACGTTCACGTTTGCAGGCGTGGGCTACACCGTCACGAACATCACCTACACGATTGCGGACAACAACGCGACTGACAACATCGACGTGTCGCACCTCGGGCAGACGACCGGCGCGACCGTCGCTACGATGTCGCGTCCCCTGAAGGGTTCGGCGGGCGACACGGGCAAGGAAGTCACCATCGACTACCTCGCCAACGCTGGGGCCACGCCGATCGCGCAGGGCTCGACCGGCACGCTGGTGATCGCTGGAGGCATCACGCTCTCGGCCGGTGCCACCTGCAAGTCGTCCACCATCACGCTTGCCACGAACGACGCCATCAAGGGCTCGGCATCGTTCCAGGTTGCCTAACCGCCAAGGGGGCTTCCCGTGGCGAGTTACAGCACAGGCATCAGCGTGACGTGGAACGGCACGGCCTTCCAAGAGGTCACGGGCCTGTCGTGGTCCTATGGTGGCGACAGCAAGGGGCGCAACGTCGCCTGGACCGACTCGCCAGGCTCCGTAACCGTGGAGTGCCTCGGCGCGGCCAACACCTCCACCGCGCTTTGGAACACGCGCGCCGAGGTGGCGATCTCTGGCGGCGGCCAATCCTTGACGGCCTCGGCAGTATGGGAGTCCGTGAGCGTGGCCAGCGAAGTGAACGGGGTGACCCGTTACAGCGTCACGCTCAAACTTTCCTACTAGGTGAACCATGCCGCTGACCAGAGAACAGATCGACGCCGCAACCGATGCCAAGATCATCACCGTGGAAGCCCCCGAACTCGGCGGCGACGGCAAGGTGTGTATCCGACTGATGAGCGTGGGGGACCGCGATTCCTACGAGATCAAGCTGCTCGAAGGCGACGGCAAGGCCATCCCCGACTTTCGCTCGGAGCTCTTGAGCCGCACGCTCTGCGACGCCGCTGGCAACCTGCTCTATCCCGGCGACGAAGGCGTGGCTGCCCTGAAGTCCCGCAGCGCCGACGTGATGCACCGCCTGTGGCACGCGGCCCTCAAGCACAACGCACTGACTGAGGAGGAAATCAAAAAGCTCGCGGGGGAATGAACGCCAGGCCGACCTTGCAGTTCAAGTTCGCCCTGGCTTCACACCTCAAGAAAACCATCGAAGAGATCGACGCGATGGACTCGCGTGAGTTCTCGCAGTGGATCGCCTACACGCGATGGTTTCGCCCGCTCGACAACCCTTGGCAACAGACCGGCATGATCGTCTCGTCGGTGCTGGCCCCGTACTCGAAGCAGACACCAGACCCGGAAGCGTTTATCCCGATCGAAGACCGAGCCCCCAAGCATCCCTCACAGGTCCGCGACACCATCCGCCGCATGGCGGAAGACCTCAAGAAGTTTGAGCAGTAATGGCAACCATCGGCCTTGGCTTTCAACTGTCGGCATCGGCCACGCAAATGTCGGCTGGCATCAATGCCGGGGTGGTCGAGTTACAGAAGTTGGGTTACGCCGCCAAGAAGACGCAGCAGGACGTTTCGACACTCAAGACAATTGAACTGTCGAGAGCGTTCATCGCCACGGTGCGGACGGCGGCCGGGGCGTTTCAGCAGTTCATTGGCGGCACGGCCGGTGCGGTGGCCAGCATCGACGATCTCTCGAAGCGCACCGGCATCTCTGCCGACATCATCCAAGGCTATTCGCTGGCGGCGAATCAGTCGGGCGTTTCTCTGGAGACGTTCGGCAAGGCGGTGCAGAAACTCACCGTGAACTTGGGAGAGGCACAGACCGGCAACGCCACGGCAATCAAGTCTTTCGCGGAACTCGGCCTGTCGATCACGGACCTGTCGCAGTTGCGGCCCGAGCAGGCTTTCGATGCGGTCGTGGCTGCAATCAGCAAACTACCCAACCCCGCCCAGCAGGCGGCGGCGGCGGTCAGTCTGTTCGGCAAGAGCGGCGTGGAACTCGTGCCCATCTTCCAAGAGGGGGCTGGCTACCTTCAGCAGATGACGGCCGAGGCGCGGCGGCTCGGGATCGTGTTGAGCCCGCAGCAGACGGCCGGGATCGCCACGCTGGATGACTCGCTCCAGAAAGCCCAACTCACGCTCCAGGCGTTCTCCGCTCGCGTGCTATCGGAACTGGCCCCATCTCTCACCAAGGCGGCCGAGGATGCCGCCTCGTTCATCGCCGCCATCGACGTGAAGGCCGTGGCCTCGGCAGTGTCGGCCGCCATCTCTGACCTCGCGGCTGCGTTCCAACTTGTGGCCACGGCGGCCCTGCCGCTGGCTGGCAACATCCTCCCGGCCATCGGCGGGTATCTGGCGTTCATCAATCGCCAAGTCGTGACGGCTGGCATTGCCAACCTTGCGCGGTTCTTCGCAGCGGCGACCGCTTCGGCCTTCGGCTACTCGGCTGCGGCTGGCACGGCGGCGACGGCCACGGTGGCCCTTGGCGTGTCGATCCGTTCGGCGCTCGCCAGCACGGGCATCGGGGTGCTCGTGGTGGGCTTGGGGCTGTTGGCTGGGGCCGCGCTTGAGTGGGCGTTGGCCAGCAAGCAGGCCGGGGCGGAAGTGACGATTGCCGTCGAAGACCCACAGGACGCGATCAAGAAATACCAAGAGCAGATGCGGGCGGCGACCGCGAGCACGCAGGAGTTTGGCCAGCGGGCGAAGGATGCCCTGAAGGTGCCCGATCTCAACGTGACCGAGTTCGCCCAGAACTCGCTTTCCCAGGCCGAGTCGGCAATCAAGCAACTGGCGCAGGAACTCGGCGGCCTGGGCCAGGTGCCCGTCGAGGTGCTCCAGCAGTTTGACCGGCTGACCGAGTTGGCCCGCGATGCCAACGCCGAGACGATCTACCAGAAGTATGCGATTCAGCAGGTGGACCGTGCGTCCCGCACGTTCACCGACACGCTGCGGCAGCAGGCAGACGCGAGGCGGGCCGACGCGGATGCGGCCAGGGCTGCGGCCGACGCTGCCGCTCGCACCGCCCAAGAGGCCCGGCGGCGAGTGGCCGACTTGGCGAACGCCGGGCTCACCGACGCCGAGACGAGCCGCCTGCAACTCAACCGGGACTTGCTGGCGATTGGCCAGGAACTGCGGGCGGCAGAAGATGCGTTGGCCCAGGCGAAGCAAGCCAACGACGCCAAGAGCATCGCTGCCGCCAACGAACGTCTACGGCTCGCGGGCGAGGCCACGAAGCAGGCGAGGGCTCAGGATCGCGAGCGGCAGCTGCAAGCCCTCGGCGTGGATGCGAATATCCTGAAGCCCGCCACGTCCATTGCCGACCAGTTCAAGTCGGTGCGTGAGGCTTTCAACAAGCGGCTGATCGACGGCGGCGAGGCCCGCAACGCCCTCCGCAATCTGGCCGCTGAGGGCATTTCCATCCGCAAGGAGATCGCCGCCGAGTTGGCCCGGCCGTCTGCGAACGCCTTGCAGGTGTCAGACATCCGCACGCAGGAAGGCGCATCGCAACTGCTGGCGATGGCCACCGGCCGCCAAGACCCGGCCCTGGAGCAGCGGCGCGCCCAGTTGGCGAAGCTCGAAGAAATCCGCAAGGCGATCGCCGCCACCGGGGCGAGCCCCGTAGAAATCCTGGGGGCGTAGCATGGCCGTTCTCTCCTACCGCGAAATCCTGCCGCGCACGTTCTCGCACAAGTTCGGCGAAAGCCCCACGGCCGAGATCAAGTACGCCCTCACGCTCGACGGCCCGACGAACACGCAGGACATCCTCGGGGCAATCGGCATCTTTCACGGGGCTGCCCATCCCGAGTATGCCTACCTGCTCTGCCACAACGGGCAGGTGACGGAAACCGACCGCTTCCACGCGGAGGCGACGTACAGCTTTGAGACGCCGCAGCGCGGCACGCAGGAATACAACGCCAGCCCGCTCTCGCGTGCCGATGTCTGGTCGTTCTCCACGAGCGGCATCTCCATCCCCGTCTTCCGCTTCTACAACGGGAACGGCAACAACGACATCAAACCGCTCATCAACACAGCGGGCGACATCATCGAAGGGGCCACCGGCATCGAGGGCGAACTTCGGCTGTCGATCTCTGGCAACCGCTCGGCGTTCCCGATTGCCAATGCTGTGGCCGTTACGGGGGCCGTGAACTCTGATTCGTTCCTGGGGGCCGGTGCTCATCAGTGGATGTGCCACGGCATCAGCGGCCAGCAGGCGACCGAGGTGGTGAACGGGGCGCAGGTGAACTACTGGCAAGTCACCGCCGAGCTCTCGTACAAGGCCAGCGGCTACAAGCTCTTCCTGCCAAACGTCGGCTGGAACTACATCAGCGGTAGCGGCTCCGACAGGAAAAAGGAGCGGTGCTACGTATTCGTGGACAACGAAAAGGTGGCGTCCGCCAGCGTGATGGCGCTGAATGACGACGGCAGCATCAGGTTCAACACCGACTTCACTGGCTCCGGTGCTCCCACGATCCTTGAGCGTCGCGTGAATCCCGCCGTGGCGTTCGCCACATATTTCGGCACGCCGCCCTTCTAAGGTGACGCATGGCACAAAAGCCAGACGGCAAACCGGCGAAGACTGAGCGCGTGACCTTCACGCGGCCCGCTGCGGAGCGGATCGCCAAGGTGGTGCGAACCGTCGAGGGCGGCGACCGGGATCAGCCGGGTATCACCTACGGCTCGGCACCGGGCGGCGTTGCGGGCAAGGTCTTCCGCGTGGCGACCTTCACCGGCGCGTGGTCGATCAACGCCGAGAAGACGGTGACGTTTCGCGGGGTCACGGCGACGCCGAATACGGTGTCGGCCATGAATTTGTTTTTTCCCGTCACGAACACGGCGACCGGCGACCGATCGTGCGCGATCGCAAAGGACGGGACGGCATGGCACTTGGTTGGGGTGCAGGTTTCCACCGCTGCGGTTACTGTCGTCACGGACATCGCCGTTAGTGGCAGCCTGAATACGGCCAATTGCTCTATATCCATCGCCCGCACGCTGACCACGGCGACAGCGAGCGTTGTTGTTTACGGGGTGTAGCGATGGGCTGTTGTTGCTGCGATGGGCCGGGCGTTTGCTGCCAAGGCACGACCTGCACGAGCGTCGGTTCATGCCAGTGCCAGCAGAACGGCGGGACGTTTAAGGCGGGGCGGACGTGCCAGCAGGCCGACATATGCTGCTGCCCTGGGCAGTTATGTACGCAGGTCGATCTTTGCGGCCCGTGTGATTGCATCAGAAAGCCATCCCCGTGCGGATGCAGGCTCAAGTCTCAAATAAATGTGACCATCAATTTCACATATGGCGGCGAGGAGCCGTACCGGCAGTATTTTGAAAATGCCATGCAGGCGGCGAGCGGTGCGTTCACGCTGAACCTGCTCATGCTCTCAGGTATCAGCGGACCTTGCAGTTTCACTTACCAATACCTTCAGAACAAAGACGGCATTGAAGACCCTCTTGCGCCACAGATCGCAATGTATCTCGACACGGCGGGACTTGTGGTTGCTGTCGGGCAAACATTTCCTGGCTGGTTTTATGCGACCGACGTTCGCACGGCTGAGGTTCCATTGCAGTTTTTTTGCGATGGACAGCAGGGTTCGTTTTCTGGAACGGTCCAGCTGGTTGGCGAAGTTCCTGGCCCGAACATTCCGGTCGGGTCTGCAGCATATAGTTTTTAGTGTGATTGAATGTATTGCGATTTTGACAACGATGCCGTGACGTGCCCGCGCTGCGGAAAACAGTCGTGTGCTAGAAACGCTAGGTCGAATTGCACTGCCGCCGCCGGTTATGCCGACTTAGTTGCGAAAGCGCTAGAGTCTTTTCCACAGAAAAAACTCTCAGACGCACAAGCCTCCGGCCCCGGCACCGAACTCTCCAAGCTCCTCAAGCGTTTTGGCATTGAGCCGACGCCTACTTGCGCCTGCCGGGCCAAGGCCGCCGAGATGGACGCTTGGGGGCCAGACGAGTGCTCGAAGCCCGAGCGGATTGAAGAGGTGGTGGCCGTCATGCGTGAGGAGGCCAAGGCGCGCGGCCTGCCGTTCCTCGACGCTGCCGGGCGGGTGCTTGTGAAGCGGGCCATCGCAAATGCCCGGCGGGCCTCATCTGCAAGCCTCTCGTAACCATCTGTAGGCTGAAAACATGAGCCAATACAGCGTCTTACCGGCCCAGTTGGATCTCGCCTTCGTTCGCGGCGACGAGTTCAACATGAACGTCGATCTGTCTTTTGACGGCACCGGCTACACATGGACGGCCATTATTTACGAAGTGGCGACTGCGTTTCTGAACGGTTCGCCGGTGCCAGGCCAAGGCTCAACCGCCGCGACGTTCGCCATTGAAACGGTAAGTGCGGCCAACGGGCAAATGATCCTTTCGCTGACTGAAACGCAGACGGCGGCCCTGCTCCCGTCCAAGAGTTACCGCTGGTTCTTTCGCGGCGTTTCGCCCGGCGGCGTGACTCGCACCTATCTCTCGGGCACCGTGACGCCGACCACGCCATGAGCGAAATCACCGTAAGCGTTGCGGGCGGCAGCGCCGTTTCCGTGAGCGTGAGCGGTGCTGGCGAGGCTACGTCCGTTGTCAGCGGCGGCGATTCTCCGCCCGTCGCCGTCTCTGGTTCAACGGCAAGCGTCACCGTGACGCCGCTCGGTAGCGTTGAGGTTTCTGTGGCCGGTGCGTCGTCGCTGGGCGACGTGGTGGCTAGCGGTGCGACGGCGAGCGTAACTGTAACGCAGATGGGCGGCGACCGTGGGCCGCAGGGTGACGCTGGGCCTGCGACCACGCTTGCCATTGGCACAGTGACCACCGGCGCGGCGGGCTCGAACGCATCCGCGACGCTGACCGGGACGGCCCCTAATCAAACGCTCTCGCTGGTCATTCCGCGTGGCGATACCGGCCAGACAGGTGCCACGGGCAGCACGGGCACGGCGGGCAGCGTCGGCCCGGCCGGGCCTGCGAATAGCCTGACGGTTGGCACGGTGACCACTGGTGCCGCTGGCTCGTCGGCATCAGCCACGATCACGGGTAGCGCACCCAATCAAACGCTCTCGCTCGCGATCCCGCGAGGTGACACGGGTGCGGCTGGGGCCACCGGCGCGGCTGGTGCCACGGGGCCAGCCGGTCCTGCGAACTCACTGAGCGTCGGCACGGTGACGACGGGGGCGGCCGGAAGCAACGCAGCCGCGACCATTACCGGCACTGCACCGAATCAGATTCTTTCGCTGACGATCCCGCGCGGAAACACCGGCGAGACAGGAGCCACCGGCGCGGCTGGTCCAGCAAACAGTCTCTCTATCGGCACGGTGACCACCGGCGCGGCGGGCTCGTCTGCAAGCGCGACCATCACCGGGACGGCCCCCAGCCAGACGCTCAACCTTGTCATACCTCGCGGCGACGCCGGAGCGGGCGGAATGTCGTGGGCTAGCGCGCCCGTGTCGCCAAGTTCGAGCGGCACCGCAGGGGCAATGGCTTACGACTCAAGCAACTTGTATGTGTGCGTCGCCGCAAACACTTGGAAGTTGCTGCCTTTTCAGTCTTGGCCCGCTGGCGATCCGTATTTTGCCAATGTCTCGCTGCTTCTGCATATGGACGGAGCAGACGGCGGCACGCTGTTTCCAGACTCAAGCGTGAACGCGCTGCCTTATTCACCAAGCGGAGTTACCACGCAAACGTCAAACAAGAAGTTTGGAAGCGCTTCTGCTCGGTCCGCTACGGCTGGAGGATTTATTACCTACACAGCATCCGCGACTTCTGGGCCGCTTGCGTTTGGGACCGGCAATTGGACTGTAGAGTTTTTCTTGTACCAAGACGGCAGCCAGTTCGGACGCCAGGGGATAATCACGTCTGCCTCTGACTCCGGTAATTGGTCTGAGTGGCGTTTCGTTGCAGACGCTTGGCGAATTGATTGCGGAGATTCCGTTAACACGGTCGCCTTGCGGGTGGCGACCGGCGTTGGCTCGTATCCGCTACTGTCGGCGTCCGTGCCAGCAAACCAGTGGTGCCACGTCGCGGCCTGCCGCAGCGGAACGTCGGTTCAGATCTACGTCGATGGCGTTGCTCAAGGGCCTTCCGCTAGCGTCAGCGCGTCGCAGGTGTTCGCAACAGACGGCAAGCTGTCTCTCTTTAGGGGCGGGCCTGGGTCTGGCGGCAATGATGCTTTTTTTGTCGGAATGATTGACGAACTGCGAGTAACAAAGGGTGTGGCCCGCTACACGGCCAACTTCACGCCGCCAACGGCACCGCTCCCCGACTTCTGACGCTTGACGCCCCCGCTAGGGTGAGCAGCGAAAGGGACGCCGATGCCCCGCAAGCCGCCCAAGGCAGCGAAGCCTAACCTCGCCGAGCTCGACTACGAGGACGACGACGCCTCGCCGCCGTTCACCTTGGACGACGACGGGAACATGGTCCTGCGGCGTTCTGCGAAGCCCAAGCCGAAAGGGAAGCCCCGTGGCAAGAAAGCCGACAAGCCTGCTCGATGACGTGCTGGCTCGGACGCGGAACCGCAGCCCTGGATTCGGGACGTGGTTCGAGCGGCTGCCCGCCGAGGCCCAGGCGGAACTGGAAGCGGTGCGGGCTTCGTTCGACCACGCCGCACACCAGAAGACGGCCTTCGCTCGTGCGATCATCGAAGCCGCACGAGAGCGGGGCTGGAAAACAAGCGGCCTGCAAGGAGTGATCCAGTGGCTAAACGGAAAACGCTAGCGGCTTCCGTGGCGTCGAAGCTCCCGCCCGCGAAGCCTGCCGCCGATGCCGAGCAGGTGACGCAGCGGCAGGACGGCGATTCGCTGGAGGCCCGCTCGACGAGCCGCCGCATCAAGACGGTGGAGGATCTGCTTCGCCACATCGAAGCCGACATGACCCGCTTCGAGGTCGCAGCCAGCGAGGCGACCAAGTGGGAGTGCGGTGATGGCGACGGCGGCACCATTGAACTGCACCGCGTCTTCGTGCGACTCAAGCCGAAGGGCGGGCCGACGACCATCGAAGTGGTCGAGGCGATGATCGACGCCGCGAAGAAGACGCTCCGCAAGCCCTTGACCAAAACTGTCAAGGCACCCAAGGCAGACGGTCTATGGCAGGTGCTCGTCATCAGCGACACGCACTTCGGGGCTTACTCGTGGAGCAAGACCACGGGCGGCAGCGACTACGACCTCGACCTGGCCGAGCAGCTCGTGGGCAAAGCCGGGGCCGAACTGGTGGCGGCGGGAGATGCCCACAAGCCCACGCGCCGCACGATCGCGTTCCTGGGCGACCTCTTCCACTACGACACGCCCAGCGGCACGACAACCGGCGGCACGCCGCTCGAGCGTGACGGCCGATTGCAGAAGATGATTCAGGTGGGTTGCGACTCGCTGCTCGGCATCGTCGAGCGGTCGGCGGCCTCGGCCCCCACCGACGTGGTGATCGTGAACGGCAACCACGACGAGGTGCTGACGTGGGCCTTTCAGCGGATTCTCGTGGAGCGGTTCCGTGGCTCGAAGGCGGTGACGATCAAGCCCGACTTCCTCTCGCGGCAATACCTCACGCACGGGCGCAACCTGCTCGGGTTCACGCACGGGCACAAGGCGAAGCGGAAACTCCCGCAGATCATGGCCCTGGAGCAACGCGAGGCGTGGAGCCGCAGCACCTACCGCGAGTGGCACACGGGGCATCTGCACCACCAGGCGGCCGAGCACAACAAGCCGCTGGACACGCTCGACGGCGTGATCGTGCGGACGGCCCCGACGATCTGCCCGCCGGATGATTGGCACTCAGCCAACGGATTCCTCGGCGCTAGACAAGCGTGCGAAACATTCCTCTACAGCCCCGATGGCGGGCTGCGATCAATGCACGTCAGCGAAGGGACCAGAAAGGGATGATTACCGTGGCCGACCGACTCAATGGCGATGGCGTGATGCGTGAGGGCCTGCGGCCCGGCTCGCGTGAGTTTCTCGACATCCTTGACGAGATCCGCACGCTTCACTTGAGGAAGACAAAAGACTATGGCCAGGACGATGACGCCCTGAGCAACATCCGAAACTCGGCCGACGTGATCAACGTGCCCGCCTACGCTGGGTGCGTGCTGCGAATGAGCGACAAGATGCACCGGCTGCGGTCGTTCTTTCGCCGGGGCGAGGTGGAATTCGACGGCGTGGAAGACACGCTGCTCGACCTTGCGGCGTATTCGATCATTGCCCTGGTGCTGTACCGGGAGAGCGTCGAGTGAATCCCCGCGTGCCGTACAGCGAAGACGAGGCCCGAGAGGCGTGGCTCTGGGTGGGCCGCCACGGGCCGAGCAATTCGTGGACGGCCACGAACGGCACGGCGGCCAGGATGATCGGGCGGCTGCTCGAGGAACGCGAGCGGCTGCTGGCGATGCTGGCGGCACGAGAGAACATCGCACGGCCAGCGGAACAGTGAGCCGGGCGGCGGGTTGTAGGTGTTGAGGTTTCCTTCCTTTACTCAACATCTCCCCGCTTGCCCGGCTTCCGGTTATGCCGCGCAGGTCATAGACCAACGCGGAGGAGGCTTTACGTCGGCGGCGTCAAATCCAGTTTGGGCAGCAGATCCGGTGCGGATGGACCTTGCGGCACAATCCGGGGATCGAGGTAGCTCTTCTGGGTGATCGACGGGCTCGAGTGATCCGCCAACTTCTGACCTGCTCCGGGGCACGCTGCCTCCGCATACGACACGGCGGCACGGCGTATCCCGTGGAATCCACGGTACTGTACCCGTGCCCTGGCGGCTATCCCCTGCATACGCTTCCACAGAAGGCATGCGTTGCGGTCCCAGGGCCACACAAGGGCATTTGGGCTCTGGATACGCCCCGACAGCCAAGCGGCCAGCGTGGGCGAAATCTGGCGGTCTATGTCGCGGGTCTGGTTTTTCCGCGTTTCCGCCCGAAATGTGATGCGGCGGCCTGCCGTATCGACCTCCCGCCACTTGGTGTGCATCACGGCATTGATACGCTCGCCCGACTCCCACAGGCAAAGCAACAAACTTGACCACCAATCAGCCTCGGGAATCCCTGCCACGGTGCCAGTGAACCTCCTGGCCTCGCGGATCAGCAGTGCCACGTCATCCGACGTGTAGGCCACCGGGACGCGGGCCGGGGCTCGCATGATCGGCACCTCGGGGAAGTCGAGCAGGGTGCCATCGCTGGCCTTCATCCGCTTGCGGGCGGCGTACCGCCACAGGGCCAGCAGCTGCACGCGGTCGCGTGCCGCCGTGGCCCGGCAGGTTTCCCGCTCGCGGGCGGCTAGGAACCGCGCCACCGTTAAGTCCGTCAAATGGTCCAACCGTGCCGACTCGCCCAAGTGTCTGTCGAAGTGCCGCAGGCTGACCATGTAGCAGTTGATGCTCTTCTGCCCCAGGCGTCGAAGAGGGGCATATTCACGGGAAAAAAGCTCTGACAGCATCATTAGGTGGTACTCCTACCTGGGGGCCTCATGCCTCCTGTATCTAGCCCGCGAATCGGCGCGCGGCGTCCGTGTCTGCTAATTTCCTGAAGTCGGTGTTTTCCGCCTCAGACCTATCAAGTGGACTCCGCTCCATTGGCAAGCGGCATTCGTACTTCAACGCTACGGATGTCGCTGCCCAAAGGCAAGCGCCTGCGTGGGCGTTTGAACTTCCTACCGCACTCGGTAGTATGGAGGCATGAGCACCGTGGCATCCCCCGACAACAAGTGGGTTTCCGTTTCAGAGGCTTGCGATCTGGCTGGCTGCACAGACGGCTGGATTCGCCACCTGCTGCGAGAGGGCAAACTCGGCGGCTTCCAAGTGAACGAGTGGACTTGGATGGTGGATCGGGCCGAGGCCGTCGCCCTACGCAAGAACTTGTCCAGCCGCTCCAACGCGGCCAAGGACAAGCCCTCGAAGCCCGCCCCGAAGCGCCGCCGTAAGAGCGCATAGCACGGGGAAAACGCCCGAAAAGATTTTTTTCTTAATTCCTGTTGACCGAACTACCGAACTTGGTAGTATCCCCACATGAAAGGAGTCATTGTGAAACCGACTTGGGACAACGCTCTGCACGCTCTCGTGCTGATCCGCATCGGCCAGGACCTGGGAACGTATTCCCCGGCATCGAAGGCCGTTCACGACGCAATTGAGTTGGCGGTTTCGGTGATCGGATTACTTTGCCGTTGACCGAACTACCGACTTTGGTACAGAACTACCGAACTTGGCACACAAGGGAGACTGAAATGGACGCTCACGAACGGGAGTACGCGGGTGCGGTGGCTGGGATGCTCGAGGCGGCCGGTCGTCTGGTGAACCGGCAGGTGCCCGCCGATGGCGATTTCGTCAGCGGCAACACCGCTGGCAAGCACTGGTCGGGCCACGTCGAGTGGGTGGACGGCCCGCTGATGTGCCTGAACGTCGGCGGGGCGTGGCTCTACGTCCCCGTCAGCGACATCACGCATTAGGGAAACCCCCGGCAGGACGCCGGGTGCAGGAGGCGATTCGTGCCGCAGACCGACGGACCGGCGAGCGGCTTTTCAAAGGACGAAGAAACGAAAGGAATGTCGAATGAGCACTGACCTGACCACCGGCCTGCGGGTTTCTTCCGTGGGCGACTTGATGACGCTGGGCAAGATTGCCGCCGCGAGCGGCCTTGTGCCTAAGGATTACCAGGGCCAGCCCGAGAAGTGTGCCGGGGCGATCGCCTTCGGTGCCGAGCTGGGCCTTGCCCCGATGCAGGCGTTGCAGTGCATCGCCAACATCAACGGCCGCCCCAGCATTTGGGGCGACTCCGCGAAGGCTCTCTGCCTTGCCTCGCCGGTCTGCGAGGGCATCGAGGAGACGATTGAGGGCGAGGGCACGCCCAACCCGAAGGCGGTCTGCATCGCCAAGCGGAGGGGCCACGCCCCGGTGCGTGTCGAGTTCTCCGTGGAGGACGCCAAGCGGGCCAGCCTGTGGGGCAAGTCGGGACCGTGGACGCAGTACCCGAAGCGGATGCTGCAACTGCGGGCCAGGGGCTTCGCTCTCCGCGATGCGTTCCCCGACATCCTGCGTGGCCTCGTGACTGCCGAGGAGGCACAGGACTACCAAACGGCCCGGCCGCAGCAGACCGTTCGCGTGACGCAGGCCAGAGCCGCCGTGCAGCGGCTCGAGCACGCCGAGCCCGAAGACAACGGTGTGGAGCACTTCGACGCCCAGGAGATCGACGCGGAGGCACACGCCCGATGAGCGAACGTGGCATCAACGAGGGCCACCCGCCGACAACGCGCGAGTGGAACGAGTTTGAGGCCCGGCAGCCCGAGGTCTTCGAGCGGCGGCGACGCGCCGCCCCGAAGCCTACGGGCCGTCGAGGCCCGGACCCGCTGCCCATGCTCACCGACGCGCAGATCGCCAGGAAAGCGAAGTGGATACACGCCCGCCTCGTGCTGTTGATCGACGCCTTGGATGGCGAGGAGTGGGACGGCAGATGGACCAACAGGCTGATGAGCGCGTGGCTCGCGGCCAGGAACACGGTGGAAGACGCAGCAACCTGGAAGGAAGACGCCGATGGCGTGGCACGACTCGTGGAAGGGCATCAAGCAGAAGAAACAGCCCCAGCCGCAGGGGGCAACCCGGCAGACGGGAGCGGCAGCCAAGCGGGCGAGGCGTAAATCCACCGCAGCTGGGGCTCGCCCAAACAAAAAAACTCCCGGCGAGTGAACCAGCGGGCCGCCCCACCTCACGGGGCCAATACACAAAGGACGCAAAGGCATGAAAGCCAAGAAGACTTTTCAGCAGGTGGCCGAACGCTACCTATCCGAGCGGATTGTGTCGGTGCATTACGCCGCGAACGTCAAGCGGATCGCGGCCAAGTGCGGCGAAATATCTAGCGATGCCGTGAATCGCTACCTGCGTGTGCGTTCATCGCAATTGCAGAGCACCACCGTGCGTGCCGAACGCACGATCCTCTTGACGCTGTGGCGGTTTGCCTACGAGGCCGAACTTGTGGACGTGGCCCCGCGTGGCGTGATGACGGTGAAGGCCCGCAAAAAGCCCACGAAGGCGTGGACGGTTGCCCAACTTCAGCAACTCCTGAAGGCCACGGCCGACTACAACGGCAAGCGGCTCCGCAGCGGGGCCGATCTCGGACAGTTCCTGCGGTGCTGGATATTGCTGGCCTACGAGTGCGGTGCCCGGTTTGGCGATGTCATGGCGTTCGGCCGTGACAACATCGACGGCGACACGCTCGCGTGGACTCAGAGCAAGACGGGCGACCCGCTGACCAGGCCGCTCACGCCCGCGTGCTTGGACGCCATCGACGCCATGCTGGCGAAAAGCCCGAACGGGTTGATCCTCGGCTGGGCCTGCAAGCGGCGGCGAGCCCACAGATTGATGCGGGATCTGCTCGACAAGCAGGGGCTCGGCGGCAGTTCCAAGTGGCTGCGCCGCTCAGGTGCCACGCATTGCGAAATGGAGAAACCCGGCGCGGGGAGGCTGCACCTTGGCCACCGCAGCCCGGCGTTGTTTGAGCAGGCGTATTGCGATTGGAGCCAGTTGCGAAAGAACACGCCGAGGACACCGGCCCTGACCTGATTCAAGAGTTGCGAAGGATCGCACTATGGACGTGGAGTCGTTACGGATGACAAACGAAGACGTGCATGCGTTGTGGCAAGGCGGCCACGGCGTCGAGCGTGTTGTGCTGACAGACTACGAGCGTGCGGAGATTCTCCCGTACGCGCAGCAAGCCATGATCGGCGGCTGGTCGGACGTTCATCTGGATCGTGCAGTAAGGGGCTCCGAACTAGGCGAGAACAACTTGGTGGGCTTTGCATGCGAGGCTGCATTTTTCAAGTGGTCTGAGCAGCTGGGCAGTGGTGGGATCAAGGCGTGGAAGGCTCAGCGATCCCTGCGAAACGCAAATAAGTGGGCTGGCGACGGCGGCGTGGATTGCGTGCTCGCTGACGGCACGCGAGTGGACGTAAAGGGCAGTGAGTGCCGTGGCGTGCTCACGGTGCAAGGTGCCCTGAACTACCACCTGACGCAGTGCCGCACCAAGACGCTCGAGGACGTGGCATATGTGCAGTGCCACACGAAGCGGCATATGGACTCGTATCAAGTTCCGAAGGTCGTGCTGCTGGCTGGTTGGCTCTGGGGCCGAGAACTGTCTGGCCGCGAAGACATGCCCAGCATGCGCGGCTGGTCGGCCAGGTGCAGCACGATCCGAAAGATGAAGGAGCTGCGGAATGGCTGGTGAATGGATTCCCGTTGACTGCAACCTGGGCACGAAGCCCGAGGTGCTAGAGCTGGTGGACGAAACCGGGCTGCCTATTGAGGTTGTCTGCTGGCGTCTCATCCAGTTGTGGTCGTGGGCTGCCCTGAACTCGTCAGACGGCACGATTCGGGCAACGCCCCGGCGCGTGGCGGCTGTCGCCGGGGGTGACGAGGCTTTCTGGCTCGCTGTTGAGCGGGTCGGCTGGGTGTCGTTTTTGAACGGCACCATCGTCATCCAGGGCTGGGATCGCCGGTTTTCGGGGGCCGCCAAGGCTCGGGCCATGCACGCCCGCAGGCAGGATTCCTACCGGGTGCGCTCGCGTGACGCTGCACCGTCACAGGGGTGTGACGCACCACCGTCACCACAGGAGAGGAGAGGAGAGGACAAGAGAGAAGAAATACAACCGGCTGCGCCGGTTCCGACGAGCAAGCCGCAAGCGGCTCGCTCGCCGTCGAAGCCTGCCGTGTCGTGGTCTGCTGACGCAGGCTGGGGCGGCATCACGGACGCAGACCGGCAGGAGTGGGCAGCCGCGTACCCCGGTGCCGTACTCGAGCAGGAGTTCGCCAAGGCCACGGCCTGGCTGCGGGCCAACCCGAAGCGGGCGGGCCGACGCAACTGGCGACGCTTCATCGTGGGCTGGCTCCAGCGTTGCCAGGACAAGGGCGGCACCGTCCGCACGCCCGGCGTCAGGCCGGATGACAAGCCACCTGCGAAGGCGTGGAAGGATCAGTACCAGCAAGCACCCTACCGGCGGCCACGGGAGGCCGTCGCGCTTGCCCAAGGAATCAAACTCAAGGAGGAGGATTTATGAAAGGCGACAACTTCCGGTATCCCGCGTCTGAAGACGTGGCTGTGATGTGCGAGCAATACGCGATGCGTGAGGACACCACGCCCGAAGCGGCGTGGGTCTTGATGGTGGCGGCCCGTCTGATTCGCCGCCTGTCTGATCGCACGATCGTGCTGGCCCGAACGATTGAGCACACGGAGGCCAAGGCATGACCGCTTCGCAGTTGGCCCTTGTGTGCGCCGGTTTTTCTCTCAACGCCATGACGTTCGTTCTTGGCGTGTGTGTTGGTGTGGCTCTTCAATCTCGAAAGGACTTGAGAAATGACAACAGCAACGAAGGAACGACGAAAGACTCGAACTACTGGCATCTCCCTGCCGATCGCAACGCTCCGAAGTGCAATGGCAACGGTCCGTGCGGCCGTCGCCAACCGAAGCCCGAAGCCGATCCTGTTGAACGTTTTGCTGGCAAACGGCGGGATCACGGCGAGTGATCTCGAGCTCCAGGTGTCGGCCGAGGTGCCGTACACCGACGCGCCCCTGCTGCTCCCGTTCGCCAGGCTTCAGGCGATCCTTGGGGCCGCGTCGGGCGACGAGGTGACGCTGGCCCCCAGCGGCAACTCTTGCACCGTGAGCGTGGGCGGTGGGACGTGGACGCTACCCACCGAGGACGCGGCGGAATTCCCACAGTGGGAAACTCCCACCGTGAAGCCGATCTGCCGCATCCCGGCCGACCAGTTCGTGCGGGCCGTGAAGGCGGTGGCCTACGCCACGGACAACGAGAGCAGCCGGTTCGCCCTTGGGGCGGTGCTCGTCGAGGTGAAGGATGGCACGGTAACGCTTGTGGGCACGGACGGGCGGCGGCTCTCGTCCTACGGCATCGAAGTGGACCAGGCCGTGGACGACTCCACGACGCTGATCCCGGCGCGTGCGATCCTGACCATCAGCAGCATCGCCTCGCACAGCGAGGGGGCGGTGCAGTTGGAGGCCACCTCGAGCGAGGTGGTGGCGACCATCGACGGCACGGTGGTCACGGCCCGGCTCGTCGAGGGACGCTTCCCCCGGTGGCGTGACGTGATCCCCGAGCGGGACGCGAAGGCCACGCTCGTGAACGGGGCCGAGCTCCTGGCGGCGACGCGGCAGGCGGCCATCGTGACGAGTGAGCAGTCGAAGGGCGTGACGTTCGCGTTCGTGGAGAACGGCATCCACCTGACGGCGCAGAGTGCCGAGGCGGGGCAGTCGAGCGTGACGTGCGGGCTGCTCGAAGCGGGCCAGACGGCGAGCGTGGCGCTCGACCCCGGCTTCGTGGTCGAGTTCCTGCGTGGCGTGGATGAGGCCGAGCCCGTCGAGGTCGAGGCGGTGGACGCTCAGAGCGCGGTGGTGTTCCGGTGCGGCGACTGCACCGGCGTGGTCATGCCGTTGGCGAAGGACTGATGGTCGAGACGCTTCGCCAGATGTGGGATGCCGGGGTGCCTGCTGACGTGATCGCAGCGCACCTCGGCATCCGGCGGCAACGGCTGCACGAACTGCGCCGCGAGCACGGTATACCGGATCGGGTATGCAAGTACCGCAAGCGGATCGTGGACCCGACGCCCGACGAGATCGCAGAGCGGGCGCGGGAGTGCCGTGAGCGGCACTTCGCCCAGCGGCGGGCCG